ATATAGATATAACATCATCCGCTTCAAGGTTCGCCCACAACACACCACCTAACTCGTCGATGATCCACTGCTTTACTTGTCGTAAGATGATGGGCAGTCGAGACTTAGCACGGTTTGCTTTGTAGTCTGGGTTAAGTTTACGACGGAAGTTCGCACGGTCTGATAGACACAGCACTACATTCTCTGTCTTTAAGTTCTCTTGGAACTCTACGATACGGTTGACCACACGAGCTTTAGCTAATGCCATGTCTGCGTGGACCGTCCACAGTTCGTCCTTCCAATGTATTGATTCTTCGGCTACGACCGACGCCTCGAAAGCGAGGACATCAGCGTCGATCAGTAATGTTGTTTTGGTTTTACTCATAGTATATACTCCAGTTCTCTTGGTATTTTTTATATTTAGATCGGCTTGCTTGTTCAGGTGATAGCTTGATTGTTTTACTTTCTATTAATCCACGAGGTATCATCCACCACATCTTAATAGGAGATACATAAACACCCACTACATCTACATCGTTTGATATGTGTAGCTTCTGTGTAGTTCCTGATCCAGCATTAACTGTGTAGAATGTTCCAGCTTTAACAGATGTGCTTTTGATTTGTACCTTCAGGTCTCCGGCTGGGCAGTGAACAATAAAGTCCCACGGCATAGGAGTAGTAGGTGTGTGTGGTTCGAAGTCACGCTCTAAACATTCTGCTATGAACCGTGTCTCTGCTATCGCTCCTATTCTTTGTGCGTTTGAACTTGGCATCTTATCGTTGTGTTGTTGTCTCCAGTCGTAGTTAACTGTAAGGTCTTGCTTATCATAGACATCGGCGAGGGTAGTGTACATATCATATTCTATCTCTGTCATTAATGTGTCTCCGCCCAGTTGTTACCGATCTTAAACTCACCGTCTAAACGTACGTTCAGCTTCAGTTGTTTACCTGCGTGTTGGATAGATTCAACTGCTAACTTACCAAACGTTTCTGCTTTATCAGGTGTTACCTCTGCTTGGAACTCGTCGTGTATGTTAGCAACGAATGCATACTCTCTACCGTGTTGCCATCTTAATCCGTTCAGTAAATGAAACAGTTGGATCAACGCTACTTTCATAACGACTGCACCAGCTGATTGTAATAACATGTTGAGGGCTGCGTGACTACTACGTATCGGAAGGATGCGTCCGTCTAAACCGATCAACTCTCCACCGTGTTTTACTTTGCGTTGTACATCAGCTTGTAAACGAGCGAGTGCTGGTAGACTACTGAAGAACTTACGCTTTAGTTTCTGTCCTTCCGCTGCTCCTCCTCCAATTATCTGACCCATCTTCTGGTCGCCAGCACCATACAAAAGTGCATAGATCATAGTCTTAGCTTGGTCCCGTGTCTCCAAACCTGCTGCCTGTTGATTGACTGTGTGTACATCTCCTTCGGTAACAATCTTAGCGTATTGTCCACCGTCGTAGAACGCCATGTAATGGGCAAGCATACGAAGTTCAAGACCAGATGCATCACACCCTACTAACTTGTACCCGTTACGAACTGTGAATAACTCACGACATTCCGATCCGTACTCAGCTCGTACACTTGGTACTTGTGCGACATTAGGATTGCTGTGTGTACATCTACCAGTAACTGCTCCGTTGGTGTTGACACTACCGTGGATCACTCCGTTCTTTTGTAACTTGAGCCACGCTTGTTGTCCCTCGGCTAACTGACCTAGTCTTTTCTGTACGAGTAGATAAGATAACAAATCCTCTGCTATAGGGTGGTCGATACCACGTAGTACAGATTCATCTACCTTATAAGATACTCCGTCGTTCTCAGTAGGTAGTTCATAACCAAGAGCCATCAATCGTTCAGCGATCTGCTTACGACTGCCGGGGTTGAACGGTATCTCTTTCACAGCGTTGCCTTGTTTCTTAGCATCCTTTACCAGCGTTTGCTTCAAACCACGACTCTTCAGTTCCTGCTTCAATTCGTTCTTTGTCTTACGTTGGATAACCTCTACACTATCGTCACTTACAATCTGTAGTGTCCAACCAGTTGGACTCTTCATCTCTACCTCTGTAGGTTTCCATTGATTCTGTAAGTCAGTGGTCAGCTTCGCTCGGATACCCATCAGCTTGGCAGTCAGTAAGTCTGCTTTATCCAGATCAAACTTAAACCCGTGTCGCTCTTGCAAGCTGATAACAAACCTGAACCAATGCTCTATAGCTATCATCTCTTTGCTTGGCTTGTGCTTGAATAGGAAGTCGTGCAGTAACTGAGTAACGATAACATCACGCTCGCAGTACTTACGCATCTCTTCGTTGTAGCTGTTGAACGCTCCGTCTTCCTCTCCGTACGTCAGCTTTGTTGTACTGCCCATACGGTGTCCCCAAGCTTTCAAACTGTGTGAACCAACGAGTGCTTTATCGAATCCGTCCCGTCCGAAGTCATCGTTCCGTAGATCAGGAAACACACAGCGACTAACGACTAATGTATCTAATACTTTAATAAGTGGCGGTGAGAAACCGTACAGCTTCTTGAGTGCTGGTATATCGAAGTCAATGACGTTGTGTCCGACGATACGGTCTGCTTTCTGTAGCTCTAACAATCCACGCTCTATACTTTCCCCGTGAAACGTCAGCATCTTAGGGATCATTGGATCGTAGATAGATAGACAGTGTACGGTGTGAAGGTCTGAGTAGGTGGACCAATCGTTAATGGCGTTGGTCTCTATATCAAAGAATAGTGTTCTCAATTTTATCCTCCTTCATTTGTTTGAGTGTAAAAAAGTTTTTATACTTAGGGTTCTCATGTACAAATAACCTAGCGTAGTAAGCAATATAGTTGTTGGATATTTTAAACTCAGAACCACTAGTCTGTATCTCGGTGTGCCATCTGATTTGATTCATTATAGCCCAGTGAGAATATCTTTTTCTGCCGGTATTGATAACTTGCATTGTAAACCTTTTAAATAATTCATACACTTCGGGATTCTTATTATGCCACTCCCACCACTTTTGTTTTATATCATTTGTTTTTGTCATTTTGTAATACTTGTTAAAACGGAATATCTCCGCTGTTGGTTTCGTTGTTATCATTTGTTGGTTTGAACACATCAGGAGTGTACCGTCCAGTGTCTCCACTATAGTAGAGTGTGTCACAGTGTCCTGTCTGTCCGCTGAATCTATTCTTCAGTACTCGGACTCGTGTCTCATTACTTATTGTTTCGCTTTGTTGGTTACGTTCCAGACCGATCACCATGTCACTTAGCTGTGCGATTGCTTGGCTACCTCTTAGGTGGTGTAGACTTACTCGTCCTCCTTCTTCGTGTCCGCTATCGACACGCTTCAAGTGGCTGACAAGTACCATACCACATCCTGTCTCTTCGACTAAAGAACGTAGCTTGGTCATGGTGTTGTCGATCAACCGTCGCTCGTCGTCTCCTTGGATACCACTGACAACAATCGATAGGTGATCCAAGAATATCCACTTACAATCGTACCCCTTTACTAGATACTTTATCTTACCTAGTAAGTTGTCGCTATCCATACTACCGAAGTGATCGTAGGTGTAGAAGTTTCCGTTACCTACCGTCTCTTCAAACGCTGGTCGCAGTACCTCCTCACTTGTATCGTCCTCTTCTAAGTGGATAGGTTTGTTTATGTGGATGCCCATGATACCAAGAGCTGTTCGCCTGACTGATTCTTCAAGAGCTATGTATCCTACCTTCTCTCCAAGTTGTAGTATGTGGTGTGCTATCTCTCTACAGAATAACGACTTACCGATACCACTACCTGCACACACCGTAACAAGTTCTCCTTGTCTAAGTCCAAGTGTCAGCTCGTTCAACCCCGCATACGGATAAGGTATAGATTTACTGTGTTGCTTATCAGCGATAACATCCCACAGTTCTTTACCGTTTACGATACCGTCCGGTCTGTACTCTCTAGCATCGAACAAGCAACTGACTAACTCCTTTGCTCGTCCCGCTACTAGCATATCAGATGGGTCCTTCAGTGGTATCTCTGCGATGTACGCTTTGCCGGGTGTTAAGAGGGCTGCACATTCTGCTGCTCCCTTTCGTCCGACATCATCCATATCAAAGCAGAAGACCACTTGTTCGTAACGATCTAACCAATCGATTGCTTGAGCTACATATTTCTTAGCTGCTCCTGCTCCGTTCGGTACAGATACGACGGGCCACTTGTTATCCATAGCTTGACTGGTACTAAGAGCGTCGATCTCTCCTTCCACTACAACAACACGACGACCGCCGTCTCGCCACAGGTGCTGACCGTACAATCCTAGTAGCTCACCTTTGATGTGGAACTTCTTGTTCGTTCTCCTCTTACGTAATCTCTCGGTGTTGGGGAGGTTGATTCATTCTTCATTCGTCCGGCTCCACGGTGATCGTCGCAACTGAAACAATGGGTGCTACCGTCGTCGTTTGTGGAGAGGGCGTCTGAACTTCCGCACTTATTGCATGGTTGATGGGTGGTTGTGAAAGCCATGATTTTGGTATAGTTTTATTTGCATATTGTATGTTTTTCTTTTCGCACCAAACAGCGTAGGTGGTGTCACTTCCCTTACGAATCTTGTTGGAAGCATTCATAAATACTAGTCTTATGTCTAGGTGTGGATGTTGCTCTCTAACTAGTAAATGCTTCGTTCGATCCTCCACCGTCCATACACCTTTAGCTTCTATGATGATGCCGTTGGGTAGTATGAAGTCAGGAGTATAAGTAGCAGTCTTTGTGTACTCTAACTTGATCGACTCGTATTGGAAGCTAACACCACCACGCTTAAGTTGGTTAGCTAGTGTAGCTTCAAATCCGGATCGGTAATTAGAAGTTCGCTGTGAGCGTTGTCTCTTCTTCTTCCGCATCAAATGCTCCGGTCAAGTCTTCACCTCCATTAGCGATGTATCCTTCTTCCGAAGTAAACCCGAATGCATCTGCACTTGGACTGTTTACACCACCGTTGGATAGCTCAATCACTTGTACAGCAGACAATTCAAAGGTCACCCCAAACCCCTGACTAGCTACGTACCAGAACTTCGGACGGAATGCTACGTTCACTTTGGAAC